GCTCTCAAACCTAGTGGAGAAATTCCTCTACACTTTGGTCTACAAAAAGAAATGGGACAACATAGTAATAATGTTAGAGTTATTGTTCATGTGCATCCTACCTACTGTATTGCCGCAATGCACGCCGGGATCGATCTTAGTACTATTAGCGATGCATTTCCAGAACTTAGTCGTTATACTAAGGTAGCACCTAATGTACCTGATGTTCCTCCTATCAGTCAAGAACTTGCTGATCAATGTTTTGACAAATTAGGGTTAGATGGACAAGGCAATATAAAATATGATATCGTAGGGATTAAAGGTCATGGAGTAGTTGCTATTGATACTAGCCCATGGCGTGCCTACGAGCATATTGAACGATTAGAACATATTTGCAAGATAGTGCTTGCATCAGGGAAATATCAATGAGCAAAGAACAATATAATTTAAAAACAAAAACAGACTATTTGAGTCGTAAAATGTTTCTGGATCCAGCAGGCCCAGTTACTATTCAACGATTCGAAGAAGTTAAATACAAGAAGATTGCAGACTTTGAAGCGACAGCCCGAGGCTTCTTCTGGCAACCTGAAGAGATTAGTCTTACCAAAGACGCAAATGACTTTAAGGACGCAAGCGATGCAGTTAAACATATCTTTACCTCAAATCTATTACGCCAAACAGCACTTGATAGTCTTCAAGGTCGAGGGCCCACACAAGTTTTTACTCCAGTGTGTTCCTTGCCCGAAGTTGAAGCTCTCATGTACAACTGGGGTTTCTTTGAAACCAACATCCACAGCAAGAGCTACAGTCACATAATCCGTAACATCTATAATGTGCCCAAAGATGTGTTCAACACTATCCATGATACAGAAGAGATTGTAAGCATGGCATCCAGTGTAGGCAACTACTATGATGCTCTACACGTTATCAACTGCCGTAAAGAATCCGGAGAAAAGATCAATGAACAAACACATATCAAGGCCATTTGGTTGGCTCTTAATGCTAGTTACGCCCTCGAAGCCTTCCGATTCATGGTGTCATTTGCTACTTCTCTCGCTATGGTAGAAAACAAGATATTTATTGGTAACGGCAACATTATCAGTTTGATTCTACAGGACGAATTGCTACACAAAGGTTGGACAGCCTATTTGATCAATCAAGTGGTCAAAGAAGATTCAAGATTTGCTGAAGCTAAACTGGAATGTGAAGCTGAAGTTTATAACTTATACCTGGACGTTATACGTGAAGAAAAACAATGGGCAGACTATTTGTTTAGTAAAGGCCCAGTGATTGGACTTAACGCAAACATTCTAAAAGACTTTGTGGATTACACAGCAGTTTCAGCATTGAAAGATATTGGTATCAAATATCAACAAGCCGCACCAAGAACTACACCAATTCCTTGGTTCAATAAACATGTCAACACAAGCAGTAAACAAACTGCATTACAAGAATCAGAATCAACCAATTATGTAATTGGAGTCATGTCAGAAGGCATTGACTATGATGCCTTGCCTGCATTATAATAGTAAAAAGGAAAGAAATATGTCAAAAGCGATAGTATGGAGCAAAAACGCCTGCCCATTTTGTGATCAAGCTAAAAACTTGCTCAAAATGAAAGGCATAGAATTTGAAGAAAGAAATATCAACAAAGATTATACACGTGAACAGTTACTAGAAGCAGTACCCAATGCCAGAACTGTTCCACAAATATTTTTAGACGATAAATTAATAGGCGGGTTCACAGAACTCAAGAAACATTTCGAAAAGGTCTAATATGTTAATCAATAAAGGTATCGCACAAGGAGAAGTTGTAACAATCAAAACCACAGCAGGTGAAGAGATTGTTGCCAAACTAATAGAAGACGGTCCGTTAGGTGTTAAAGTTAGCAAGCCTTTGTGCTTGACAGCAACTAAAGATGGAATTGGTCTAGTACCATTTTTATTCACTACAGATCCAGATGCAGAAATCACCATCAATAAAAATAGTATAATGGTATTAGCTCCAACAATCAAGGACGCCGCAGATCGTTATACAGAACAAACAACCGGCATTAAATTAGCTTAAGGAGAATACATGTCAAAATATCAAGAATTCACAGCATTAGTAGAAGCAATGGAAGGCGACTTTGAAAAGTTCTACGACAAAGGTGTAAACGCCGCAGGCACTCGTGTTCGTAAGCACTTGCAAGAGTTAGCCAAACTATGTAAAGATACACGTAACGATGTAACAGCAGTTAAGAATGCTCGTAAAGAAGCCAAATAATAAATGACGCTTAACGTTGTATCACTTCCTGCAACTACTACTATAGACTTAAACAAAGCCTTCACAATGCAAGGCATGTTTGACACAGTCTATGGTAGTTTGCCTAACGATCCAAAATATACTGTAACAGGTATCAGTTTTGAGTTTTTAGGTATGAGTTGTAAATCGTCAGGGGTGTTTGATACATACGCTGATATCAAAGAAGCAATTTCTCGTCTTTATAACTACTGCATGAAAAGTTATTTAGAACCTATTTGGAAATTATTAAATGCATTGCTCAAAGCATTAGAAGCAGTTGTTGGCAGTTTATTAAATGTTGATTTATCATTGCCAGTTTTAAATTTAACAGTGAGTGATTTGTTTAGTGATGATTTATATGAAAAGTTAATAGTATCTGTTACAAATTTATATAACACAGCTATAGACGATCTAAAACATCTTTTAAATTTATTGGGCATACCATTTCAACCATTTAGTGGAGTTGATTCTCCTCCTGTTGATATTCCTACTATTTGTAAAAATATTCTAGTGAGTCTGTGGGGTTCTTTAATTCAAAAAATAAAAAGTATTCTGGATGCAATCAAACTAGGCCTGACAGCGTATGATTATATTACAGAACAACCTAGTCCTCCATTTACTTGGTCTACTATTTGGAATTCTGCTGTCAACGCAATATTAGAAGAAGTATTGTTTTTGTTTGAAACTGGTGGTCCAACAGTCCAGGAAATATTGGATGCCCTAATTGCGGCATGTAAAGCGGCTTTAAATAAAACAGTTGTAACCGCAGAGGATCTTATTAACTATGTTAAAAATTTTAGATTGCCTGTAATAGGAAAACCATTTGATTGGCTGTTTCCGTTGAATCCACATGTAGATTTTCCTTGGAAAGATATTAACCAGCTATTAGCTGATATGAAATTATTCATTGCTAATTTTTTAGCAGGAATTTTAGCAGAATTTATAAAAGCAATCGATGCTATTCTTAGTTTATTTGGATTAAGCCTTGCAATTCCTGTGCTTAGAATAAGTTACTCAGTTTGTGCAACTATCAATGAAGGACAATAAAATGAAAAAAATTATCATAGCGTTATTTTTATTTGCAGTTGTAGGAACAGCAAATGCTCAGTGGCATCACGGCGGAGGACATTATGTTTATCGTCCAGGATATGGATGGGTAGTACCTAGTGTTATAGGAGGCGTTATTGGATATGAACTAGCTCGTCCTAGACAGCCTGATGTAGTTATAGTTCAACCACAGCCTGTTTATCCTCCTCCAGCCGCTCCAACATATCCACAGCCAGCAGGTTATCATTGGGAAGCTATTTTAGATGCCAGTTGTAATTGTTACAGAACAGTATTGGTACCCAACTAATGAAGTTTTATGAAAAAGCCATGCGTAGTTTGGGCAAAGTGGTTACCTGGAGAATTCTAGTAACAATTACTAATTTCTTTGGCGGATGGCTTGCCAGTGGAAATCCCTGGGTCGGACTGGGCGTTGTTAGTTTTGCTCTAGTAGTTAATAGTGTATTGTATTATTTCCACGAAAGAGCGTGGAATCTTATAGATACAGGGAGACAAGTAAATGACCCAAGCCTTTCTCAATGAATACATACTTGAAATAAACGAATTTCCAGTTAAAGGCCCGTTGAACAACTTATTTTCAATAAAAGACTATTTCTTTTATAATTCAAATGTAAAAGAATACGGGCATAGAAGTTTGCTAATACCAGTTTCTAAGTTGATAAATAATGATAAGCTACCTAGCGAAGAAGTTATTAGAGAACTCATAGCTAAAAAAGCACATGTAATAAAGCGTGTAGTTGACGCTAGAACACAATCGGAAACTTGGAGTTTTAAATATGAATAAAAAGCACGTAAAATGGGTATTAGCACATGAACCAATTGAATTGTTTCTTCGTGCCGCTAAAGTATTTGCCGCAGAAGTAAATGCTCGTGCTCCTGAGCAACTAGACATCGAAGTTATGACTATGAGCGAATACTCAGAGAAATATAATAACGGTGTAGTAGTTGATAAACATAGTCTAGTAGATTTATTAGATAGCGGTGCTATCGAAATGAGTCAGACATACACAATTACACTAGGTAAAATCAACAAAGATTTCTTTGCATTAGATTTGCCATTCTTATTTAAAGACCACGACCATGCTAGTCGTGTGTTCGAAGGTGCAGTTGGTAAACAGTTGTTAGACAGTTTGCAAGAATCTAAAAAGATTAAAGGTCTAGCATTTACATATTCAGGTGGTTTCCGTATTATCCCAGGAAACGAAGCAGTTAGTCGAATTGAAGACTTACGTGGTGTTAAGCTACGTACAAGTTTCAGTCCAGTTGCTATCGAAACATTCAAGACATTAGGTGCTGATGTAGTTCCAATGGAATTGGAAGAACTTACTGAAAATTTAGGTAAGGCTAACGTTACCATCGGGGAAAGTACTTATCCACGTATCTATGCATTGAATCAAGCTAAAGTAAGCAACTATATTAATCATACAGAACACAGTTTGTTTCTAACAAGCATTCTAGTTGGTACTGACTTCTGGAATACACTAACCCCAGAATTACAAACAATCGTAAGTGAATCAGCACAAGTTGCCGCACGTTACGAACGTACTATCAGTATCGATGATGTAATTCAAACACAACTCCGTGCTGAAGCAGATGGTATCGAAGTTATTCGTATGTCGTCTGAAGAACAACAACGTTTCGCAGATGCTACACAAATTGTTTATACAAAGTTTGCTGACTATTTTACTTCTGGATTAGTAGATCAAATTAAAACACAATAAGGATATAGATGATACTGTATTATAATGTACATGCCGTCTCTACTATCTTAAAAAAGTGTCCTAGCGATTTAGAAATTTTCTTTTCCTACGACAAAACTGATGAACTAATCGATAACTACGAACGATTTGGTTTAAATAGACACAACGTAATCTATGACAGAACTGGAGCTCTTCCTCATTATTTAAAAATGAGTAAAGGGCTTCATCCTATCCCACCAAGACAGCCCAATTACAATCGTAGTTTTTTTGAAGTAGCAGAACAACGTGCTAAAGAATTAATAGATTTAGATGTACCAATCAATGTCATGTGGAGTGGCGGCATTGACAGTACATTTATATTATTCATGTTACAAAAATATGCCAAAGATGCAGATCAAGTTAGAGTCTACGGAACATACAATAGCGTTATAGAATCAGGCGATTTGTTTGATCGTAGGATTAGTAAAGAATTTAAATATAATATCAAAGTAGCCGCACGAAACGAATATAATTTTAAAGAATTCGACGGTGTGTATGTCAGCGGCATGTGCGGCAATCAATTATTTGGACCCACTGATGATTTCTTTGCCAATGGCAATACTGCCATGTTCCATCATACATTGGGGACTGCGGAAACTATCTACGAAGATTACAAGACCAATATCAATCCAGAATTATTAGAATTTTTAGATCCTGTTATTAAATCTAGCCCACGTCCAATAGAAACTGTAGCAGATTTACGATGGCTTTGTATTTTTAATTTGGATTGGTACACAGCTTTGTACGAACATCGTACACAGTTGACAAAAGAAGTTGCTGAAAATATACTAGGATTTTTCAGCACAGATGATTTTCAAACTTGGGCAGTTAGTACAAATGAACCTTTTACCCTAGTTAAAGGCGATCCAAACACACATCGTTGGCAGATGCGTAGTATATTGTCTGATGTTTTTGGTGAAACTCATTATGCTAAACACAAGCAAAAACAAATAAGTAGTTTTAGTGCGATAGATCCATACTGGATGTTCATGTTGGAAAACTATCATAACACTTATTTAAAAACCTTACCCTAAGGAAAGTATATGGCATATTCGGACAAAGTTATTGATCATTATGAAAATCCACGCAATGTAGGATCGTTTGATAAGAATGATCCTACTGTTGGTACAGGCATGGTTGGAGCACCGGCCTGTGGTGATGTCATGAAATTACAAATAAAGGTAGATGAAGATGGTATTATTAGAGATGCTCGTTTCAAGACATATGGATG